CATATCTTGTTGCATTGGTTGACCATCTTGACCGAGTTGTTGTTTTTCGGGTTCTGAATCAATTTGCTTTTGCATTTCTTCTACTTCATCATCCGTCAAATGCAATACATTTTTCTTTACCCACTCTTGTGAGTAATAACGGCCAACATATGGATCAATTTGTCCAAGTGTTTGTAATCTCTGTGATAGTAATTCGGCATCACGCAATTCTGTGAAGTTATTATCTTTTCTATAGTCATAGAAAACATCTTCTCTGAATGTTTCCCATTCTTCTTGTGAACAAATACCCTTTAGAGATAGTTGCATCTTAAGAGCATGGTCAAATATTTGAGAAAACTTGTTGCGTAGTTTAACAACAAACTTATTAAACTTTAATTCATCACGGGTAACTTCGGTTGTTCTACCAAGACCAACCATACCACCACCTTGTGGCTCAAGTCTTGAATATGGAACATTCAATGACTGTAATAGTTTCTTTTGAAAGTATTGTACATCTTCCATTTGACCAAGATTTTGACCAGCTGGTAATGTAGTAATCTCTGTACCTTTACCGCCTTCACGGCGTGGTAACCAGAAGTCTTCAAGCATGGACATGTGTTTACGGTCATCACGCAATTCGCCAGTCTGTGCATCATAAACAACTTTGTTCTTATACTTAACCATAACATCACGCAAGTATTGTTCAGCTTTACCTTTTGGTAAATTACCTACGTCAATGTAAAATACTCTGCGTTCTGGTGCTCTGGAAACACGATAGATAACAATCGCATCTTCAATCATACGCAATTGATTGAGTGGTTTAATTGCTTTGTGCAGATATGAAATAACGAATGTATTCTTTGCATCCATCATTCCAGAATTAACATTTACGATTGCATCTGGTGCTATTCTTAGTCCAGAATTTACACTTGCTGTATAATTTTGTGCTGTGGTACCTTTGTCATTATATACATAGTACTCGGCCATTGATTTGATAACATCTGCGCCAGTTTTTAAATCACGACCTTTTTGTATCTCACGCACTTTACGAATCTTGCGTGGATCAATATATCGTAACTCTTGAATGCCTTCTTTAGGATTCTTTTCGTTTACAATAACATGGAAATAAATTCTACCATCAATGTACCAACGACGGAAGATATCATCGGCTAAGTTTGAGAAGTTTAACATTGATAAAACATTACCAAATTCTTCTCTGATTTTTTTCTTAATTGATTCTGGTTGCTTCAAATCGTCAAGAACGATATCAACAACTTTACCTTTATCATCGTGACTGATTGCTTCATCTACAATCTCAGTAATTGCCATATCACACTCTGGGTGATTGGACATTTCACGATATCGGGTAATTAATTCTAATTCATTGCGAACGGAACCTTCTAAATCAACATATGTACCATAGTGTGCATTTTGCGTAATCGTAACTGCGCCATCATCCAATGCTTCCGTCGGTAAGGCAAACGAAGCCTGTTCAGGTTTTTCTTTCTGAACAATATCTTTTTCACCGAGTGTGAAGCCGAATAGTTTTATAGCCACTTTGATTTTCCTTTACATTATAAAAAAGAGGAGAGCCTGGGCTCCCCCCTTACTTAGACTACTAGGTCCTCTACTGATTCCCACCATTGATAGGTAAGATTTACAGTAAATTCTTCAATTGTGTCATTAGCACTCCAATCAACATCAATTGTTGAAAGGTCGGTTGGGAATACACCAATGAACTTGTACTTCTTCAAAATGGAACCAGCTTTACCATACTGACGAACTTCTCCGTCTGTTGTATAGCCTAGTTGAGTAGCAGCCGCTGGATTACGAACGTTCAAATTGTGGCTGTTGATGCCATTCATCCAACGTTCAAATGCATTACGAATAACAAAATCTTCGTCATTGATAATTGTAATAGACCAATCTTGAAAGGATCTATTTCCCGCAAATTTTAATTCACGACCAAAGTATTGAACTGGCACAGTACCTAGTGTTGAACCAGGTAGTTGAGCAGTCTTGCACATAAAACTTAATTTAGTTTGTGCAGTTCCTGGCAATGAGAATGCTGGGAATGGAAGCGTAACCTCAAATAAATTTGGGCGTGCTCCATCTCCCTGCATCTGAGAGCGGAATTCGTTAATGTTAAATGCCATTTAAGTTTCTCCTATCTCTCTATTTATTAAACTCTTCCAACAATTTCTTCAAATGCTACACCAGTGCGAACAGCGGTGAAATTCAATTGAATGAAGTTGATAGAACGAGCGGGTTTGATGTAAATATCGCCAACAAATTGATTCTGGTCAATAACTTCTGCTGTATTATTTGTAGTATCAGCAACAACACGGTAGTCATAGATACCACGGCGACCTTTTACATCACGCAAGAAAGGTTCTACAATATTAACAAATGCGGCTCTTGTAAATTCGTCATTGAATTCAAACAATGAAGAACGGGCTGCTTTGGTAATAGACTTTTCTAGAACGATAAACAAGCGGCGAACATTGATTCTATCAAATGCACTTGGGCGATTCAATAGAGTTTTGTCTCCGTATAGTATTGTGCCTTCACCTGGGAATGTAACAACTGAATTTACACCAACTTTGTACAATTCATCACGTTCAGCTTTGGTTGGGTTCCAAGCAAGTTTAACAACGTTCTTGATAACACCACGATTTAGACCAGCTGGTGAGAACCATGGATCACGTTCATTGTCTGTGCGAACACATAGACCAGCGATATCACCGTTCAATGGTACCCAACGATATACGTCATTATACTTGTCGTATTGATACTTGTAACCAGAATCCATAACTGCATATGAAGACTTGGTATATGTTCCTGCTGTGGTAATTATTGCTGTAGATTCTGAGCCAGAATTATTCACAACATTCGTCATTGCTGGTGAAACAAATACGATACAATCTTTGCGTGTTTCAGCCAGTGCGATTAGATAGTTTGGAATTGTTGTGCCTGTTGTGGCTCCTGCCATCAATAGAGACACATCTACTGCATCAGGATTTGCAAATTTTCCATATCCTGTGGTTATATTAGCTGCGGTTACAGTATCATCAACACCACCAGTAAAGGTTGATGCAAAAGTAGATGCTAAATTACCATATGAAAATGCATTCGCTGTAGCAACTCCTGCGTTTGCTGTTATGTGACCACCCCACCAAATATATTTGGATCTAGAGTTTAAAACATCTTTATAGTAGTTGCTTGTTCCGTCGGAATTCTTAGCATCGCTTGCTTTAGAAACATAACCAAATTTTTCAATAACAGTATTAGCAGTGCCTGAAATTTTACCTGTTGTATCAATAACAATAATGTGCATTTCATCACCAAAAGCGCCTCGTTGAGAAGCATATGTAGAAGTTGCTGGAGCAGAATCAAATTGCGCTTTATATGAAGTCCAAGATGAATATGTATTAGCGTCTGCCATTTCAACACGAATAGAATTACCTAATTCACCTGGCCATTTAGCATGAAAAGCGACACTACTATTTGCGGAATGATTTTGTTCGTAGTCTGTTTGATTTTCAATCAATTGTGTGTTTGCTGTATTTGAAGATGAAGATGCATTTTTAGCACCTCCACCAATAGCACGTACAATTCTCAAGTCGCTCCCATATGATAAGAAATTGGCTGCGGTAAAGAATGTTTGGTATGTATTTGCGTCTGGTTTGCCGAATCTGTCTACAAGTTGCGTTTCGTTGCTAATGATAGTGATTTCATTAGCTGGACCCCATGTAAAAGCGCCTGCTAAACCACCAATCGTAGTTGCAACAGAAGGAACAACTGTTGTCAAATCTACTTCGGAGATATTAACTCCTGGTGATAATTGGAAAGCCATTTTGTGTTCTCCTTTTTATTATTATAGAACTAAATCGTATTATCTATTTATGTTTTTATAAAGTTGACGATAGATAACCTTTGCGCTTTGCCGCAGTCCAAAGGTCTTCTCCGTCAAAATGTTTTTCTTCTTCTAAACCGTCGTCCAAAATACCTATTGGTAGCAATTCTTCTTCCATTTGAATGTTTCTTTCTTCCAAAAGTCTTTGTCTAACATCGGAATTTGTTATTTCTTTGAAAAAACTTTGTGCTGTCAACCATGAAAAAAGTACCAAAGTCATCACAATATCATCATTGTTGCCCTCTTCGGCTTTATAAGAATCTTTATCTCTTACAAAGGTATTTAGCTCCGCGATGGTGTCAAAGTCTGTAGTGGTGAGTTTGTCAGTTTCTATCAGAGTTTTCAGATTGGAACAACCAATCTTTTTGACTGTCTTGGATGTTTTGACTCCATAGGCTGCACCCTTTTTGAATCCACTGGCAATGTGTTGACCTTTGATATCGTGACTTTCAATACGGAAGATGTTTTCATACTCCAAATCATAATGTAAAATGTCAACCACTTGTTGCCCAACGCTATTAGTTTCTACCAATATCCAAGCACGATTGTATCTGTTAGCGAGATTATAAACATATGTTGGGAAGATGAATGCCGATAGTTTGTTGTCCCTAAACTTGGCTACATGTTTGTATGGTATCTCAGTAACGTCAATAATTGAGCATACCGAATAGTCTAGTCC